TGTGGTGCCCGCCGAGAAGGTAGACACGTTGGTCGTTGCACCGTTGCTCGCCAGCAGCTTGACCGTGCCCGCGCTGTTCTTAAAGTACAGCTTCTCATCAAGGGTGTTGAGTGCCAACTCACCCGCAACAAGGTTTCCCGCTGAAGGGGCTGCTGCTGCCGTGGTGCTGTAGTACAACGAAATGGGGGTAAAGCCTGTTGCTGCCATCGTAGTTCCTTAAAATGTGCCGCCTGAAATGCCGCCGATTGCAGTCAATTTCTTAGCTATGTAAACGCCACCGGCTATCGTCATAGCCCCAGTTGTGCTTGATTGTTCCAACGTACCCGGCACGGCAAACACTGAAGTTGCCCCCGTGCCACCTATGGTAAGAGAAGTCGTTGCCCCGGCAAAAGCTGTAAATGTTGCCCCGGAGTCTATGCTCGTCGTGAACGTCGGCGACGTTGCAAAAACATTTGCACCAGAACCTGTTTCATCGGTAAGCACTGCCGCAAGGTTTGCACTTGAGGGAGTTCCAAGAAACGTCAAGATTCCGGTGCCGGTAGTTGTCGTAGAAGGAGCAACCCCCGCCCCACCACCAATGACAAGCGCACTAGCCGCTAGGGCTGTTGAAGAAGCTATGGTTCCGGTAGCTGTAAACGCTAAGACACCCCCAGAAGTACCAGCAGAAAGCCCTGTGCCTCCGTTAGCTACGTCAACAGTTCCTGAAATGCTGTGGGTAGCGTTCCAATTAGAAGGGCGAACTACCGTAGCATCCGCGCCATCAGAGATTGCACTAACAAACGGGTGGGTTACGGTAATAGCCATTTTGTGCCTTTAAGCGATGCGGATCAGTGCAGTGGAGGCAGCAGCAACCGGCATTTGTACGGTAAATGTACCTGCGGTAGAAGTCTTGTCTGCACCGAAGTCTAGGACTGCAATTGCTGCGTTTGATGCGCTGCTGTCATAGATCAGTGCGCCACGGGCTGTAATCGTAGCGGTAGTCCAACTAGAGTCATTGAAAGTTAGCCATGCGGTAGTGCCACCATAACTAATAGCATTGCCCGTTAGCGTGTTCCCGCCAGCCGTGTAGCCTGTACCAACAACCTCATTAGTTGCTGAATAAACCGTTGTCGTTGCGTCCAGCGTAGCTGAGTTGGTGTACAGAGCAATCTTCATAGTATGGGTCAACGGAGTGTATGTCCCCGTCAGAAAGCCAACCTTGGCTGAAGTGCAAAAAGCATTGCCAGTAAAAGCCATGATATTTCCTTAGATAACTTGGGTGCGGACTTGCCCGCTACGATACGCATCCTGACGCAACTTACCGTCACCCAGGTTCTTGAGAAGAGTAAGCGACTGTTTATATGCATCAGCATACAGTGCAACCATATCAGGCTCACCTTTCATAAACCGGATAGCTTCAACCATTACCGCGTTAAACAACGCAGAGTCAAAGTTATCACCCAGCCAGGAAGTGCCCGCTGTAACGATGGAGACAGGGTAGTAGAAGTAATGAAGCTCTGCCGTCAAGCCAGCACTAGGCGTTGGCCCGAGAATAAATGTAAGCTCTTGAAGAGATGCGCTATCCGGCCCGAACACAGCGTAGTACTTAGGTGTGCCTGTGGATGACGGGGTGGGGTACGCTTCCCGGATGAAGTTGACATCTTTGTTAAGGAGGTATGTGTATGCCCCTACAGCGTCAACAACTGCAAGGCTGAAGACGGACAAGAAGTCTGTCGGGGCAGCAAGATACTGAAAGCCAGACGTTAAAACCCCCTGTACGTTTTTACGCAAGGAGGGTAGCTGCACCGAGTTGTAAATCTTCTGCTCTGCCAAATTCGTCATAGTGGCGAAGTCAGTAGCAGTAAAAGTATTCTCGCAATAGTCCTGTACTGCGGTTTTCAACTGGGTGTAGTTCATGTTTTACGCCATTGGCCCACGGGACATAAATCCCTTAGTTGCAGCACCAGACCCGCGCATTTTGATGCCTTCAGTCGTAACTTCTTTCAGCGGGCCAATAGTCACGGGAGTACTGTGCTTGACAATATCTTTTTCATTAAAGACATTTACCGCAGCCTTGTCTTGCAAAGACTTGGATGGCTTTACACCAGGGGCACCAGACATAGTGTGAGGCTTGGCATAAACAGCCGCATCACCAACTTCTTTACCGCCCATTTTCTTGCTGAACGTAGCCATGATTAGTCTCCTTGATTCATCGCACGGGCGATGTTGCGGCCATACTTCATCATGGCATCTGTTTCTACACCGAGACTTTTACCACGGACATGCTGGTGGTTGTTAGCCACACGGTCACCAGATGTGGTAGCAAAGTCATTGCCAATCTTCAGTTCATCATGTTCCACGGGCTTGTACCCGGCAACTGCCATACTGGCGGGAAAGTTAGCTGATTTGGTAGCCATTATGATTCCTTACGTTATGCTTACAGTGGTAGTGCCGATTGATCCAACGGCAACGAGAGGGTTGGGGGTTAAATCCGCATCGAAAAGCCTAGACCCACCAACAGGGTTCCAGCCCCAAAAAATACTTCTGCTGCCTTCTCCCAAGTATCCGCTAGACAAAAGCCCAGAAGTAACGTAGCTACGATCAGGGCGAGGGTTACGCAAAGCTTGAGGGTCATCGACTGGATACATCCCTAGAAGAAGCTGCGGGTGATCTTCCTCCCAACACTGAGGACAAACCAAGATGTTTACGTTCTTGGTCTTGATCACCAACCCTTTGAGGTCTTTGAGCTTAAAACGAAACCCACATCGGTCACACTCCGATATTGCCCGTTTACCTGCTGCAAACCTATTGCCCATGATTAGCTAATGAACTGCTGCCGTGGGACAAAACGAACCGCAGCTTTCTCTCGATCTTCGCCCGCTGCCAACTCCCATGCCGCATCATACTGCGCTTGAAGCATTTGAGCACGTTCTAGACCCCCAGGAACCTTCAAAGCAAGGTAAGAAGCCAACCCTGCAATCATACACGGAAGGAACCTAAAAGGCACATCCATTGTGTTTACACCGTTACCTGCATCCTCGATCCGGCGCAGCCGCCAGTACACGAAGGTGTAGGTCTGCACATTGTCAGGGGTGGGCCAGACAGTGATCGTCGGTGTGGGGGACAAGCGGTCAATATAGACCTGAATCGGCCTAGCTTGGGTCAGCTTATTGGGGATCGTCGCATAGGTAGAAACACTGATGCGCGTGATGTTTAAATCTGCCTGCGTGGAAGCGTTACCTGCTCCGGTGCGGATAACATGCTCAAGCAAATCAACTGTGTAGATTGGTAGGTCATACGTCGCCGTACCAGGAACCAGCGTGATAGACCCTTGATCAACAGTCCACAGATTGATGCCACGATTAGCCCAGTCAGCAAACAGTAGATTAAGGCTTCTACGAGCAGTACGTAAGTCATAGCCAGTCCTAAGCTCTGCACCGCAACGCTCAAACGCTTCCTCGACAATCTCGCTAAGGTCTAGGTTGAATGATTGGGTGCCTGATGTTGCCATTATCTAAACCCTGCTGTTTTCTTCGCTATGCGTTTGGGCTGCGCTACAAACTGTTTACCTGCGGCTTTACCCATACGCTTTGCTTTGGTCGTAGCCGCATACTCAGCAGGGCTAAGCGATTGTATTGCCTTTGCTGGTAAGTACCGCTCACCCGTTTCGGATGAGGGCTTACCGGACTTGGTTTGCCATTTCTGGTCTCCCCAATCCTTCAAAGATTTCTGCGGTGTTTTAAGAGTCATTGCTGTAACTACCAAAAGCACTAAGGTATTCTACGGCATTACGCAATATCGTAGTACTGTCTTTAAACATCCCTAATGCCCGGTTACATTGTTTGCAAAGTACCCCTCGAAACTCTCCGGTTTCATGGTTATGGTCAATTGCGCTTTCTATTAACGTAACTTCAGTTTTGCAGATTGCACAACAACCCTCTTGCCGTTCATATCTTTCCACAAGCTGTTCTGGAGTAATCCCCCGACGCGAACATCGCTTAGCCAAAGTCCATGGGTCTCTTTCGCGGTACTCTGCTACCCTATGTTGATTGTTCTCTGCCCAATCTTTATGCCTTTTGTAAAGACAAGTGTTGCAATGGCTCTTGTACAAATGCGTCATTTGCCCACCGCGACTACGAAATGCGGACAATTGTTTCGTCTCGCCGCAATCCGTACAAGTTTTTGTGGCTTCAGTCACGATAGCCACCGCCAGCGGCCTTGTACTTTTTTGCTACTAATTGACTCTTTCGGGCGCTCCATTCTCCAGCCCCTGTACCTTGAGTAGCTGCTGCTTTCACATTCGCCACAATCTTTTTACGCAACTCAGGTTTGGTGTAGTTGCCCGCTTCATTAACAGTGGATTTAGCTTTTGCCATTTAG